GAGCCATTGGGCGCTGAAACCGATAAGCAACCGACAGCGCCATAGGACAAGAGGTAACCCAATCATCTGGCTTTGTTTCTAAGGCGGTGAATTTTACGTCCTGCCGCCAGGGCTTTACCTTTTGGCTAGATTCAACCATGATCCCTTTACCGATGTGGCGTTTTGATCCTTGTGGTGCGGGGATGCCATAAACGGTAAAGGTGACGCTGTTGGTCAAGAGATCATGCGAAGCTGATAGTAGACTGTCACATTTCGCTGGGCTAGTCCAGCATCAATGTCTTGTTCTTTGATGGCACGGATCGCCCGCTCGGCATTTTTGCTGTGTTTGTAGCTGTTGCGTTCACAGCGCAGGTATCTAGCGTTGTCAAACTCGTAAGTATTGTCATCAATTTGATGGGCATCCATCTCACCTAAGGCAATGGAGCCTTCGATTTGATCACGCAAAAACTGCTCACGAGCTTCTAGATCTTCCTTTTCCGAGCGGATTGCAATGAGTTGGTTGATGAGGTCTTGTGCGGTAGTCACGGTTAAAGGGCAGCGCGTTGGGTTGGTTGGCAAGCATTGATGGCACGCTGTTCAACAATGTGAAGTGTTAGAACAGCGATGCCAATGCTGAAGACACAGAAGGCAGCAGGGAAGTGCTGCAGGATTCGTGAGCGGCGGGTTGGCTTGGCATACGAATCCATGAGGACGTAAAGCCCTCGATCAAGGCGGACAGTATGTTTCATTTGTTTGTGACGGTGATGCGACTGATCAAGTCATAAACAAGGTCATATCCCAGCGGTGATTCGGGATCAATATGGTTTTCTTTGATGATGTCACGTGCCATATCAGCTAGCACGCCGACCAGTTCATCACAGACGTAGGCGTTGAACTGATCTGCGAGCTCCTGAGCCATGAGCGTTTCCTGCTCAGTGCTCAGTTCATTGGTGTCTGCAGGTTGAAGGGGAAGCATTGGAAATGTGCGCGATGAGCAGTGAGGCGGTTGCCTCATGCAGGTAGTATGACCCAGATCAGGTGGGAAAGCAACCGTTTTCGGGTCAGTTCACAAAGATTCACAAGCCGTTGCTTAGTCGGGCAAGCTTGTCCGCTCTGATGTCTGGTAGTGCTTAGAGCTATCCAGCAACAGGGTGTATTCCAGATAAGCCACCTGCCATTCAGGCTCCATGTCCATAATCCGTTTGCTTTGCAGGTCTGCAAGACAATCATCAGCAGACAGGTTGTCGTACCTTTCCATCAACCGAAACATCCAAAACCTAAGCAGCCTGCTCACTTCAACAACTCCTTGTTCAAATCAATCACCTCAGTGACGGCGCCTTGATAACCGTGGTAATACAAGATGCCCTCACGGTTACTGTCTGGACAAACACACAGGTGGCGCAAATCACGCACAATGTCATTCAACAACATCAGGGCATCTTGCATCTGATACAGAGCATTGGCATGGCACTCATCTGAGTCGTCGTCGTACCATTCTCCCATTGCGTGACTAACCGTCGATTGAATCACCTTAAACTGTTGCTCATGACTTTCTAGCCATTCGCCTTGCAAGATCAAACGCTGAATCCGTTTAGCTTGTTGCTTGACAAGTTCGGACCGTGCTTTGTCAACTACATTGTCAACCTGTTCAGCTGACTCTGGTTCAACAGCAAGGGTTAAAGTGTTTTGTGACATGACAGATTCGGATTGACGTTCTTTGATGCGGTTTTGAGTTTCGGTGGGTTGGTTGGCTAATGGCAATGCCCAAGCAATTAGATCTTTGCCATTATTGGCTGGTCCACGGATTGCAGCACGGATGACGACATCGGATGGCACAATAGCCCACCAATCTTCCGTGTCAGGCTCATAGACCAATACATCAGCAAAGCCTTTGATGTCGCTATGCATGACGGCTACCTTGCCGCCTTGCTTTTTGCTTCCTGTTATGGAAGCCGAAGTATTGAACCATCGGTACGGGATGGCTTCGATGCTGGATGGAAAGTTAGCTTGCTCAGTCATGGATGGATCAAATGGTTACGTTAATACCGCACTCATCCCAAAGGCGTTCCCTGTACAGGACGCGCAGTTTTAGACATTCCTGCGCTTTGATGTACTGACCAGACTTCAAGAAATAATGCTCTCGCATGGTCTCCCAGTGGTAGCCAGTCAGGATGAGGTCAAGGGGCACAGAGCGGACAAGGGGGCGGTTCATCATTTAACGGCATAGCATCGTTCAAGGTAATCATTAGTTGCAGACAAAGTAATTGCAGCAACATCTGGTCTTGTCGATAGCAACCACAAAAGCAGACGAGTTTGCCAAGAAAGCCGATGATTATTCATCTGCGGCGATCATGGAAAAGTTTTGTGAGTTTTATATCGAGCTTAACAACAGCGTCAGCCCAGCTATTCTCCTCTATTTCGTCTTCGGGATCAGGTAAGCTGTTTCGAGCGTCCCTTGCTAATTCGTAGAGCAGGTCAAGTTCAATGGCATCAAAATTGCAGACATAAATATGGTCACGTCTGTTGGTGCTAGTGCTGCTCATTTGTGAATCTCCTGAGTGCCGCTGTGGGTTGGGATGGAGTGAATGCTGGCTTCAATGCCGATCATGGCAAAGGTAGCAGCCATAATCATGCAACAGATCGCATTGTTGATTTGGTTCATGACATTATTAGACATTGATCAAATAGTCATGGGATCAAAATCACCGCCCGTTTGCTTAGTGCTGCTGATGTACCAGCGGCGAAAGGTGGCAACCTCTTGATCCGCATACTTGTGGACCTTAACGCGGCTTTGTGCGTAGTGCTGCGGATGAGTAACATGCTCAAACCAAACCGACTTGTCGGTACGCTTGATGCAGCGAACCGGAAAATCGCTGTGTGCTACAGGAAGAGTCCCGTAATAAACCTGACCAACTTCGAAGAGTTTAGATGTTTGTTTGTCCATGATAATTTCCTGGTAATGGTGGATGAAATGAACGCCGGATTGGGTGCGGCTCCGGCAAACCGCTTGGTGATCAGCCTGCGCTGATTTGGTCAAGCCGGAAGAAACACCGGAAAGCATCACCAACAATCGGTAACGCCAAGCTGCCTCGCTGTTCAACCTCCACCAGCCATCCAGCAGGTTCCTTGTGGAAGCGAGTGATCACTCCGGGCATAGAATCAATGATCTGGCCATTGATACCTTCCATGGGCGCCATATTGTTGACCCACACGCGTTGCCCAATCTCCAGCGAGTCTTCACCGCAGATGGTGGCAATGCTGCTGACGATGCCGGTGGTGGCTGTCATGTTCAACGCAGCCTCGGGGCTGCTGAGTGGAGGACCGCTTGCCCCCGGTCCCCATAGTATGGAGTATTTCCCACCGAAAAGCAACCTGTTTCCCATCTTCGTAGGGACGGTTTTTAATGTGACTGTCTTGCTCTAAAACGGCAGTTCCGCACTCCTGAACGCATCCCAAGCGTCCACCCATGCCTGCAAGCACTCGTCTGGGTCGCTCTGGATCACCCTGCACCGCTCTGGTCCTACAACCACTGTGCAGCACGAATCCACCGTCACCAGCGGGTGGTGGTCGATCAGCATGGCAAGGTAGCCACCCAGCTGCGCCAGTGCTGGCTTGCGTTGAGCCACGCTAGACGCACTCCCCACCGTCTTTAGATCGCCCAGTGACACCTTGTTATGAGGTGTACGCAGCAAGAAGTCGAAACTGCCGCCCACGCCCTTGCGGGCATCGCACAGCCTGTACTCAACAGCTAATGGCTCGGAGTCGCGTAGTAGCCAGCATTGCTGCAGCTCATCGGTCCAAGCCGCATACTCTGTTTCTGGCAACTCCTCGCCTAACAGCATCGCCTCGCAGAAGGCATGGATGGTGGCGCCGCGTGGTGCCCAAACATGCTTCGTGCGCTCAAACTGCGCTTCCTGCTCTGGCGTTGTCCGGTTTGCAATCTTTGAGACACTGAACGGCAGCCAGCGCCCCTGGTAGCGGTAGCGATGCAAATCGACGTTAAACTCCAGTCCCTCAACCGGCGGGAGCATGTTGTGCGATGGCTGATTCCGGTGTATATTATACTTGTTTCAGTCTCAAAGCATTTATTGTGGCAATCGGAAAAGCGACCAACGTCGCCATCGACCATACTATTCTTGAACGGATGCAGCGTGTCATGCCCTCCTACGCATCCCGCAAGTCCTTTATCAATCAGCTGCTTGACGAAGCCATAAGCCAGAGGGAGGCTCTCAACGGCAAAATCAACCAAGACTTGCCAGAATAAAAAAACCACCCAGCGCAGACCAGGTGGCTCTGTTGACTTCCCCCTAATTATGGCAGACTTCGACTTGGATGTCGAAAGGCGAGCATGGCAGCTTTTGCAATGGACTCCTTTCTCGCTCCCATCAGAATTTGAAGAGGATCTTGCCTTTCGGGGTCATTACTCCAAACTGCAGCAGCAGCGGAGCGATCTTGCTCTAAATCAGTGGGACGAGGCGCATAAACCGCTCCCAAGCCCTGAACTGTCTGCTTTTTTGGAGTTAGAGGCTAAAGGCATCTACAGCCAATCCATTTTCTTTTCGCCCAGCAAAGCTGCCGATGGATACTACACCGCAAGACTCAACCAACTCAACGAACAAGCCACACGCTCTCGTCGATCATCAAGGTCTTTTGCGGCTTATCGAAGATCACGCAGCCGCCGTGGTCTTACATGAAAAAGACCGAACTAAACACGCTCAATTATTGCGCTTATATGCAGAAGAAATAGAGTGCCCAATAAGCGATAAGGTAGCCGTTGCATATATAGCAAGGGCGAGCGGTGAAGATGAAGGAGTTCCATTGCCTAAAAAACATGGTCAGAAACTCAATAAAAATTCTGTTCCATGGTGTTGGGATGGTTTACTCATGCAAGGTCTATTTAATCTCTTAGTTGCACCGCCCAAAGTTGGCAAATCTGCTTTGCTAATAGGCATGATCGGTTCTTGGTGGCGGCAAGATCATTCATTCTTGGGTCGCGGTTTTGCACATCCTTGCCCCAACATCCACATCATTGGATCAGATCAACCTGAATGTGATTGGTACAAACTGTTTGACCGTGAAGGTCTAATTAACGAAGATGGCACTATCGGTGGACCCATAAAGAGCCTTTGGTCTGCTGACGCTCCTTTAACTTTGCATGATGAAGGCATCAAAGCCATCGCGGATCTAGCGGCTGAAGATCCTGGGTCTATGTTTATTGTTGACAGTTATCACGCTTGCGTCAGTCGATTGAACATTGACGAGGCGACTGCCGCTTTTGATGGTCCAGCTCGTCAGCTCATGACGGCTGTTACTTCTCATGGCTGCACCTTGGTTGTGATTCACCATGCCAATAAGAGCGTGGCGGGTGGTAACGCCACTAATGCCAGCCGTGGTTCAAACGCCTTACCGGCTGCTGCATCGCAACTTATCTTGATGAATTGGCTGCGATCACCCGCAGATGGACAGGTGCAGACGGATCAACGGATCGTTCTTAAAACGCAGGGGCGGGCAAAAAGCACCACCTTGCTTGTCGAACTGCAAGATGACGGATGGGTCAGTCATGGTGATGGCGATCATGCATTGGCTCTAGAAGCCGCTGCAGAAGCCGAGGAGGACTTGAACGGGCGTCAGGCTGATATGTACGACTACATGGTCCAACGGGCTGAGATTGGGTTTTCCGTGACCGTCAAAGAACTTGCGGATCATTTGAACCTGCCCAGCAAAAAGGTTGACCGTAGCCTTCGCAGTCTCATCAAAAAAGGTCTGGCACAGCGTGATGGCTGCCTTGAACCCGGTCAAGAAGGTGGGCGACCTGCCAACCTGTTCAGTCCGATTCTCATGGGCGAGGTCGCCTTCAAGGCAGATTTACCCCCCTTCCCAGAAACGGGGGGGGAAACTGTCCAAAACCGGGAAAACCCCCCTATATACACAGGAAGTAAGGGTTTACCCCCTTTTCCCTATTTACCCCCTCAATCCGTGGGAGGAGGGTTTACCCCCTACCACCGTGCTGCCGATAATCCGTTTGTTGCCGGCGCCGCTGTTGAGCTTTCCCTGCCAGATGGATCCTGGGCAAATGGCTGGATAGTCTCATCTGAGTCCAAAGTCAATGCAATCGTTGCTGAGCGCCTTGGTAACCCCAGCCTTCGTAAACAAAATCTCAGACCTGACCTCGACGTGCGCCTTTGCTCTAAATCGCCCTATCCTCAGGCACCGTCACCAAGCAACCCTGATCACGACGAAACTCCATTACCCTTCTGACATGAATTTTTCACAAATTGGCAACGAACCCGGTCCTCATTGGACAATGCGCAAATCCAAAGAAGAAGATCTTGGATACCGCCGGGGCTTTGATCAAGGCGTAGCTGCCTTGGCTCAAATTCTTGGCGTCTACATTCAAGAGACAGCATGGAAGCGCCGTTGTGTAGACTTCCGCCACTACCGCCTCAGAGAGGCTCCTTCTGAGGCTACAGACGCTGAAACCCTAGAACTGAAAAGGCTTTTTAACAGTCAAGCCAAAATTTTTACCGCTAACCAAGTTACCGCACTGAAATCAGGCTTAGATCTGTTGACTGGATGTGTCACTCATGATTACGCCGACGAGGTTTTGAGGAACTACAAACCGGGCAAAAACCGTCACAACCTGGCACAGTCCCTCTACAAACTCCTTGACGAGCACTGCTGACATGAGCCGAAATCCTGTCAAAGTCAGCCTCACCGACGCTGAAAACGCCCACATCACCCGCCAAGCGCAAGCCCTAGGCATGGATCGCTCTACGCTGATGCGTCTGCGGGCTCTAGGAGACCCTGCAGTGGGCTCCAAGCCCCCTACGCCACCTCTCACCCTTGACGCCTATCACCGCGCCGTACAGGCTGCCCTGGGCGCCTCTCGTGGTTGTGCGCCGCGTCCAATCATCGAAGCCGTTGCCGCCGCTGTCCTTAACTCCCTCTACCAGCCTCATGTCAAAACTCAAACCCCCACGCCCATCACCGCAGGAGCTGCTCAAACTGATGGATGACTACTACACAGCCCTCTACCATCAGCTCCATGACCCCCAGAGACCGCCTGAACTCGCTGGTCGAATCAGCCGCTACTTCCGTCCAACCGACCTGCCACACGCTCGCTGATGGCTCCGTTCGCGTCTGTATCGGCAATACCTGCGGCACCGTATCCTCCCATCACCTCATCACTCCTAAAATCAATCAACTTCAAAGCCTGTACCGACTGAGTTAATTTCTGTATGATTTCCGCAAACGTCATACAACCGCCTGCGTGACATCAATCAATAATCTCAAGTCAGATCACAAAAATGCCCGCAAGCGGACAGATCGCTCTGCTGCCTTGATCGCTGAATCGCTCAAGCGTTACGGTGCAGCACGCAGCATTGTCATCGACGAAGATGGTCGCATCCTTGCCGGTAACGGCACCGTCGAAGGCGCTAAAAAAGCAGGCATCAACAAAGTACGCATCATCGAAGCCGAAGGCGATGAACTTATCGCTGTGCGCCGTACTGGTCTTAGCGAAGACGAAAAAGTTGGCTTAGCCATCGCTGACAACCGCTCCAGTGACCTCAGCGAATGGGACAATGAGATGCTTCGTCAGCTCAGCGAAGAGCATGACCTGACACCCTGGTTTGAAGATGACGAGCTTCTTGCTGAGGTGCTAGAGCCTGAGCAAGGCAACACCGATCCTGATGATGTACCTGAGACACCAGAGGAGCCGGTTACTAAGCCGGGAGATGTATGGTTGCTGGGAAAGCATCGGGTCATGTGCGGGGATAGCACCGCCATCACGGATGTAGAGAAACTGATGGCTGGTAGCAAGGCTGCGCTGATGCACGCAGACCCTCCCTACGGGATGGGCAAGGCGTCGGACGGCGTGGCAAACGACAATCTCTACAACGACGACCTTGACAGCTTCCAGATGGAGTGGTGGGCAACGTTTCGACCGTTTCTACTGGACAACGCCAGCGCTTACATTTGGGGCAATGCGCCGGAGCTGTGGCGGCTTTGGTACAAGGCGGGGTTGGGCAGCAGCGAGAAGCTGGAGCTGCGGAATCAGATTGTGTGGGACAAGAAGGCGATCCCCGGGATGGCATCGGCAGGTCTAACTCAGTACCCCGTAGCATCTGAACATTGCCTGTTTTTTCAGATCGGCAACCAATTCTTAGGTAACGTCAACGCCGATGACTTTCCCAAAACTTGGGAACCGCTGCGGTCCTACTTAGCAGACGAAGCTAAGGCGGCAGGAGTTGGTTCTCCTGAAATCAAGTCGCTATGCGGTGTGCAGATGTACGGACATTGGTTTACCCGCTCACAGTTCACGTTGATTCCGGAGAAGCATTACGTCACGCTCCAGGCAATTTATACGGGACGGTTCATCCGTCCTTGGCGTCAGCTCAAAACTGAATGGGACAAGGTGAAGGGTGGTCCAACAAGTGAAATTCAAGGCGCACGCAGTTACTTTGACAATGCGCACGATGTGATGCGCGATGTGTGGGAGTTTTCAAGGGTGACTGGCGAGGAGCGCCACGGTCACGCCACGCCCAAGCCGGTGGCGATGATGGAGCGCGTGATGCTGTCAAGTCTGTCCAAGGGTGGACTGTGTGTGGAACCTTTTGGCGGCAGCGGCAGCACGCTGATGGGTGCCGAGCGCACGGGGCGTATTTGCTACGCAATGGAATTGAACCCCGCTTACTGCGACGTGATCGTCAAACGCTGGGAAGATTACACTGGCAAGAAGGCTATTCTTGAGGAAAATAAGGAGGCGGTGTAATGGCTGCCCCAAGAGGCACTAAACAAGAAACAATCGACCGCGCCAACCGCTTTGCACGCATCATTGCAAACGGTGGGCGCAGGTCGGACTGTATTCGATTTGCCGCCGAAAACTGGGGGGTTGGTGATCGCACCTGCGATCAGTACCTGCAACTCGCCAGGGAGATGCTTAAAGCTGACTGGGACATTGAACGACCCCAAATGATCGCTGACCTTCTTTCCCAGTGCTCCACCTTGCAGATGGAAGCTCGCCGTGCTGGGCAGTACCACATCGCCCTGGGAGCAATCAACACCGCTGCCAAACTGGCGCAGCTTTGCTCCTAGACGGTAAGCTGTCTGTAGTTGTTGACTGATGCCATGCCCATCCGTAGAGATAGTCGCGGGCGGTTTGCAGGAGGCGGCGGCGGCGGTCAAAGTGGATCTCGGCGCGGCAACAAGAAAGCCAAAGGCTCAACTGGCAGCCGAGGGCAGCGTGCAGAAGCAATAGCCAGTCTCGAACGCAGTAAAGCTGGATTAAGAATACGCGCTCGTGAAACAAACAGAGCACTGCCGAAAGATGGGTCCGCAGTTACTAAAATGTTGCGCTCAGGCGAAGCACGACTTCTAAGAGAAAATAGAGCGTCAATAAATCAACTGCGAAAGGATGTACGTGGCTCAGCTTCTCAGGTCGGCGCCTCCCTTGGGGGAAAACGCAAGCGAGTGAAGATCTAAAACGTGAGCATCCTTGCTGCAGCGCCAGAAGGTCATATTCTCCAACAACTCAACTACTCTGGCGAGCTAATCAACACTGATCAGCTTCTGGATCGCATCAAAGCAGATCTGCACCCAGGACAGCTTGCCTTTGTAGATGACAATACAACGCAGATCATTGGCATTAGCGCCGGCTATGGGGCTGGGAAAACTCGTGCCCTAGCGGCAAAGGCTGCAGTATTAGCCATTGCCAACCAAGGTTTTATTGGCGCTGTCATGGAGCCCACTGGTCCTCTGATCCGCGACATTTGGCAGACAGACTTTGAAGCCTTCCTAGAACACTACGAGATCCCCTACACCTTTCGCGCTAGCCCCTTGCCGGAGTACATGCTCCACCTGCCAGGCGGTGATACCAAAATCCTTTGCCGATCATTTGAAAACTGGTCACGCATCATCGGCTTGAACCTTGCCTGGGTGCTGGCTGATGAGATTGACACCGTGGCACCATCTATCGCTAACAAGGCGTTCCCTAAAATCCTTGGGCGTCTTCGCTCTGGCAACGTCAGGCAGTTTGGCGCAGCATCAACACCTGAAGGCTTCCGCTGGATGTGGAACACCTTCGGCAGTGATGAGGCAAGGTCACGCCCTGATCGGCATTTGATCAAGATGCGGACAGCAGATAACCCTCACCTGCCGCCAGATTTTATTGAACGCCTGCAAGCCAACTACGACCCCAGCTTGCTTCGCGCATACCTTGACGGCGAGTTCGTCAACCTCACCACCGGGCAGGTCTATGACCGCTTTGATCGCGTCAAGCATGTCATCACCACAATGCCCAACACCGATGATGAGCCGCTGCGGGTTGGCATTGACTTCAACGTTGCCAATATGAGTGCAGTGATCGGCGTTCGATCAGGCGGGAGCCTGCTGATCACTGACGAGATCTCTGGCGCCCATGACACCGACGCGCTGGCAGCCGAGATCCGTCGCCGGTACGCTACCCGCCGGATTTACATTTACCCAGATGCCAGTGGCGGCAACCGCAGCACCAACGCCACACAGACAGACATTGCCATCCTTGAGTCCTATGGCATGTCAAACCAATCGCCACGGGCGAACCCACCAGTCCGTGACAGGGTGGCAGCAGTGCAAGCCCTGCTAGAAAATGGCAAGGGACAGGTCAGGCTGCAGGTAGCAGCGCATTGCAAACGGTTGATTGAGTGCCTGGAACTGCAGTGCTACACCGAAAAGGGCGACCCTGACAAGGATGCAGGCTTTGACCACATGAATGATGCGCTTGGGTATCTGGTGTGGCGTGAGTTCAACCCGCTACACGCTGGAGCTGGCAGGGGCACTGGCATCCGCATTTATTAAATGCTATACTTAGCAGCGTCCAGCTTTTACACTACTTATGCTGACCGGCTCTGATCTCATCGCCAAACTCAAAGAATGTGGCGACATGAACAAGTCTGATATTGTCCGCGAGTGCGGCTACATCAAAAACGACAAGCTCTGTTACACCCAGTTCTATGAGGCACTGCTAGAAGCCAAGGGACTGCAAATGAACAAGCCTGCAAAGCGCGGTCGTAGTCTGACCTACAAGACTAAGGTGCTGTTCAATGGCAGGCTAATGATTGGCGAAGGTTACATCCAAGAGATGGGCTTCGTGCCGGGCGATGAATTTGAGATCAAAATCGGTCGCAAATCTGTTACCCTCGCTGCTGTCTAAACTGACTCATAGCCTGCGGGATCAAAAGTGGTTTACACCGGGTTCAATCATTACGACCGACAACTAACCGCCAAGGTCTCGCAGGTCAATGACCCGAACGCAGCGTGGTTTAATCAAGAGCCGCACTGGATTCTGTTAGAAGATCTGGTGGCTGGCACCTATGAGCTACGCCGCCGGCATCGACGTTACCTGCCGCAAGAGCCACGCGAGCAAGACGAAAGCTACGACAACCGCCTAGCCCGTAGCGTCTGCCCACCGTATTACCAGCGCCTTGAACGGATGCTGGCTGGTATGTTGACGCGCAAGCCGGTCAGGCTAAACGATGTGACAGATCTCGTCCGTGAGCAGCTATTTGACGTAGACCTGCAGGGGAATGATCTTAACGTTTGGACCTATGAAACTGCCAGGAAGATGGTGCGTTACGGGCACGTTGGCGTGCTTGTGGATGCTCCTGCTGCTGGTGAAAATGGAAGACCATATTGGGCGAGTTATACTCCGCGTGAGATTTTAGGCTGGCGCACTGAAGTTGTAGAGGGCGCTCAAAAGCTAATGATGCTGCGCCTTCTGGAAAAAGTCATCGTGCCCGATGGGCTGTATGGCGAGAAGGCTATTGAACAGGTCCGCGTACTGACGCCTGGTGGCTTTGAGTTGCATCGTAAAAATACGAAGGGCGCATTTGAGATCCACGACAGCGGTACAACAACCCTTGATGACATCCCATTTTCTGTTGCCTATTCAAACCGCGTGAATTTTATGGAATCACGCCCGCCGCTAGAAGATATTGGTGAGCTAAACCTTAAAGCGTATCAAGTGCAATCTGATCTAGACAATCAGTTACATATCTCAGCGGTGCCAATGCTTGCGTTCTTTGGCTTTCCAATGGCAGGCGAGGAAGTATCAGCCGGTCCTGGTGAGGCGATCAGCTTCCCCGCTGAAGGCAATGCTCGATACATTGAGCCTGATGGCAAGAGTTTTGAGGCGCAGTTCAAAAGGCTTGATCAGGTAGCCGGGCAGATCAATGAGCTGGGTTTGTCTGCTGTATTAGGTCAGAAGCTAAGTGCTGAGACTGCAGAGGCAAAGCGGATTGATCGCAGTCAGGGCGATAGCACCATGATGGTGATTGCTCAAAATATGCAGGATCTAATTGATAACTGCCTGGTGTACCACGCCCGGTATCTCAACGTACCGCAGGCTGGCAGCTCATTTGTGAACCGTGACTTCCTTGGCGGCAAGCTGGAGCCGCAGGAGATTCAGTCGCTGCTGGCGCTTTATACCGCAGGCACGATCACGCAGAAGACGCTGCTGGACCAGTTGTATGAAGGCGAGGTGCTAGGCGATGAGTTTGACGTAGAAGAGGAACTAGAGGCAACGCAAAATGGTGGGTTGATAGAGATGAATCAGCCAGAGCCTGTCGGTAATCGACAGATGCCAGAAGAGTCAGCAGAACCAGAGGATGTTGATGAGATACCTGAATGATGGGACCATTATTTAAGTTGCTGCTGATGGGTTCGCGTAGACCACGGCGGCAGCAATTATCCTGCACCCGCAAGGAAATGGTCGATGATGTGTTTGCTGTAATCAGACTGGCATGGTTTCGTGATAGCAAACAGTATCACGTTGAGGAGCTGCAGGTAACAAGCGACTGCAAGGATAAGGTTAGTGTTGTGCAGTTGTTAATACATGAGGCGCTAAAAGCTGGCGCCGATGTTTCTGTCATAACAGATTGTGACCCTGCTAATTTAGGCTTCAAATGACTACACCATCAAGCCTGTACCGTAACGCGATTGATCTAAATCGTTTTGGCAATAGTGTGTCACGGCGTATCGTGAGCGCATATAACGACATCATTGTTGATGCTGTTAATCAACTGCGGACCATTGATGAATTGTCAGCGCCTGTAAAAGCAGCACGATTAAGAGCAATTCTTGCACAGCTTAAAGAATCATTGAACACATGGTCCAATGCCAGTGTTGCTGTTATGAGTAACGAACTCCAAGGCTTAGCCCTGTTGCAGTCTGAGTTTGTAGCAGAACAGCTTCGCAAGGCATTGCCTGCAGGCGCTAGGAATATTGTGAACACCGTTGAGATTAGCCCGCAATTCGCGCAGTCAGTTGTAACCACTGATCCAACGCAGCTTAATGTCGTGACCCTTAGCGATGATCTCTTTGCTGCGGTACAAGGCGCACCGCAAACTTACTCGCTAACAGCAGTCAAGGGTGCCACCATCACCTTGCCGAATGGTGAGGTAGTCACTAAAGCCTTTGCAGGGATTGTTGAATCACAGACTGAATTGTTCTCGCAGGTAGTACGGAATGGATTGTTGACAGGCGAGCCGACA